TTCAGACCAGTTGGTCTAGTAACAGGTGCAAACTTGTCTTCACCAGTTAATGATTTTGAATTGACCGTATTAGACACATTTACAGATTCATTCTCAGCATGGCAGTTTGGTGAGTTAGACTTTATTGACTCCGTTTCTGAATTCCAGAATGGGTCAAGAACTAGATTCCCACTTTACTATAATAATGAGTTAATAAGTTTTGAGGTTGACACCAATGATGCACAGTCTGCAGAGATTGACCTCAATTCTATTCTCCTTGTCTTTGTAAATGGTGTTATTCAAGAACCTGGTATTCACTATAGATTTGAAGGTGGCACATCAATCGTATTTGATGAAGCACCAGATGCATCTGATAATATTTCAATCTTCTTCTATAGAGGCACCAGAGGCACTGATAGCTTCTCTGTTGACATCATCTCAACACTGGAAGTAGGAGATATCCTCCAAGTTAACAAAAATAATATTATTGATGATACGATTACTCAGGACTTTAGAACAGTTTATAGCATTCAATCCTCCGATAGAGTTGAAACAAATCTATATCGTGGTGTAGGTATTGATGAAACAAACTATAAACCAGTTAACTGGACTAAGAAGAAAGTTGACTCTAAGATTAGTGGAGAGTTTGTGTATAAGACAAGAGATTCTATTGAAACTCAAGTTTATCCAACAGCAAAGATTATCAGTGGTATTACAACTACTGATACTGAAATATTCGTTGATGATGCAAACTTCTTCAACTATGAAGAAAACGAATCTGCAATCGTCATTAGTGATGTTGATGCTCTCATCGTCTCTTACAGCAATCCAGTTGCAGCAGCGATTACTGCTACAGTATCTGCCGCAGGAACTATTAGTGGACTGTCTATAAACAACGGAGGGTCTGGATATACTGGAGCTTCAGTTTCAGTTTCTATCGCTGCTCCTAAGTCTATTGGTGTTGGGGTTGGCACTACAGCAACGGCAACAGTTACTGTTTCTGGTGGTCAACTTACAACTCCAGTTACTATTACAAATCCTGGATTTGGATATACAGCAACAAATCCACCACAAGTCCTTGCACCAACATCTAATGTAACTTATGAAAATATAACTGATATTACGACGGTAAATGGATTCTCAGGAATTGTGACTGGAATCTCAACATCCTCAGGTATTGGCACAGATTTGGCAATCAAGTTCTTCCTCAGTGCCGACACATTTACTGGTCTTACTACTGGTTATCCTATCCTCATTTCTAATACTCATGTTGGTAATGGAGTAACGTCAATCGACACTGTTGATTCCAATATTGTAGGTATTGGCACTTCATTTGTCGATAACATTTATACTATTCATGATTTAAATCTCCCATTAGGATCTGGTGGTTCTATTGCCGATATTACAGTAAATGTATTGTCAACAACAGATACTACTGGAATCTCAACCTCTGGTGTAAATGTTGGCACATTCTCCTGGGGTAGACTTTCTGGATTTACAAGAAGTTCTTCACCTATTTCTATAGGAGTAACTGGTCTCACAATTGATTCTGGATTATCAACGTATCCAACTATTCAAAGAAGAGGCTATGGATTAAGGACTAACGGTAGTCTGAGAAAGGACCTAGGATAGTTATAAATATAGAAAAAAGCTATTACGATGGCGGCAATTGTAACAGATCAGTTTAGAATATTAAATGCGGCTAACTTTATAGATTCCGTTTCCGATACTTCTAACTCATATTATGTCTTTGTTGGGTTAGCAAATCCAACAACTTCTGGTTATGGTAGAGATACTGATTGGGACTCTGATGTTCCAAACCCTACTGATAACATCGACTACATGAATTTTGTAGGTGATGCAATGATGTTTGGTAAAAAGGTAACATCTACCAATGCTAGACGTGTTGTTAGAAGAGTTGATTGGGTTAGAGGCACAAAATATGATATGTATCGTCATGATTATAGTTTGTCTAACTTATCTGCAGTATCCAAGTCACCAAGACTTTATGACTCAAACTATTATGTAATGAATAGTGAGTATAAGGTCTATACTTGCTTGGACAACGGATCTTCGGGAATCAACACAACAGGAAATGCTTCTGTAGATGAGCCAACATTTACAGATTTAGAGCCTTCTGTTGCAGGAAGCAGCGCTGATGGATATACGTGGAAGTATCTGTTTACAGTAACACCAAGCGATATTATCAAGTTTGACTCTACCGAATATATTGCTCTTCCAAGTAACTGGGATACATCATCAAACTCTCAGATAGTAGCAGTTAGAAATAACGCAAACTCTGATGTAAATGAAAATCAAATAAAGAAAGTATACATTGAGGCACAAGGTGCTGGATATTCCCAAGGGTCTCACGAAGTAACTATTCTTGGTGATGGCAGCGGTGGAAAGGTTGTTGTTGAAGTCAATAGCTCTGGTCAAATCACAGATGCTGTAGTTTCGTCTGGTGGAAGTGGATATACCTATGGAATCGTTGATTTGGGGTCTATCAACACTAATGCTAGCACTAGAGCAGAGTTAATCGTAATCATTCCACCATCAAAGGGGCATGGATACGATATCTACAAAGAACTTGGTGCTGATAAAGTCTTGGTTTATGCAAGATTTGATGACTCTACAAGAGATTTCCCAGTAGATACAAGTTTTGCCCAGATTGGAATCGTTAAGAATCCTGTTTCTTATGGATCTACAACAGTATATACTGAGAATGAGTTTTCATCCCTAGGGTCTATCAAGTTTTCTAGTGTTGTTGGGTCAGTTTCAATCGGTGAAAAGATAAGTCAGTCAATCACTGGTGAAACTGCAAAAGCAGAAGCATATGTTTCTTCCTTTGATACTGAGACAAATGTCCTCAAGTATTTCCAAGACAGAAACTTATTCTTAAATCAGACTAGTTATGATACTGTAGATTACGCTGGTATTTCTACATCATCAAAGGTTTTAGGTTTCTCTACATCAGGTGGCTCAGTAACTGGCACTGGCGGATTCTCTGGATCTATTGAAAACTTTACTGGAATAAGCACAAACCCAACAGGGTCAAAACTTATTTCTCTTGGAGTTCAATTTACACAGGGACTTGCTACACCTGAGATAAATAAAGGGTCAGGAGATATCATCTATCTCGATAACCGTCCTTTGATTTCAAGAAATTCTAGACAAAAGGAAGACGTTAAAATTATCCTGGAATTTTAAAAAATGCCACAAAAAACGAATCTCAATATAAATCCTTTTTATGACGATTTTGATAGGGAGAACAATTTTTATCGGGTTTTATTTAAACCAGGATTTCCAATCCAGGCTAGAGAGTTAACTACTCTTCAGTCGATACTGCAAGACCAGATAGAGTCTTTCGGTAGTCATATGTTTAAAGAGGGGTCAATGGTGATCCCTGGAAATGTTAACTATGACTCCGAATACTATTCAGTAAAAATAAACCAGGAGCACTTAGGCATCAATGTCTCTGTTTATGCTTCTAGATTGGTTGGAAAGCGCGTCAGAGGAGAAACGTCTGGAATCGTTGCTGTAGTCGATAGTTACTCTGCTGTTTCTGAAGCAGATGGCATTGATGCACCAACATTATTTGTAAAATATTTAAACTCTGGTAGCAATAACGAAGTTGAATATTTTACTGATGGTGAAGTACTTCTGACCGAAGAGGCATTTGCATACGGAAATACTACAATCAGTGAAGGTGAGAGTGTAGCTACTCTTATTTCGCAAAATGCTTGTTATAGAGGATCTGCTGTTTCTATTGGGGATGGTGTATACTTTGTAAGAGGTACTTTCGTCAATGTATCTCAAGACAAACTGATTCTTGACGCTTATAGTGGAAATCCTTCATACAGAGTTGGTCTTACTATATTAGAGGAGATTGTATCTGCTAAAGATGACTCTTCACTGTATGATAATGCAAAAGGATATTCAAACTATGCTGCACCAGGTGCAGACAGACTGAAGATTTCTACAACTCTTTCCAAAAAGAGTTTAAATGATTACACTGATAAGACATTTATCGAGTTAATCAGAATCGATAATGGAGAAATCAAGAAACTTCAAGATAAGTCATCCTACAACTTAATCAGAGATTACTTCGCAAAGAGAACATATGAAGAATCTGGTGATTATTCTGTAGGTAAGTTTGGAGTTGAAGTAAAAGAATCTCTTAATGATGAGATATCCAATGAAGGTGTCTTTAACAGCAATCAAATAACTGACCAAGGCAATACTCCTTCCGATGATTTAGTATCCGTAAAAATATCTGCCGGAAAGGCATATGTCAGAGGATATGATATTGAAACTGTAGGCACTACAGTCCTCGATGTTGAAAAACCAAGAGATACTCAAACCGTATCTAGCTCTTTAGTTCCTTTTGAGTTTGGCACTCTGGTCAAAGTAAACAATGTATTTGGCACACCAAAAATTACAACTACTACAGAAACTGTAGGACTTTGGAATAGAAGAAAAACCTCAAACACTGCAGGTACTGGCACCCAGATTGGTGAGGCAAGAGTATATTCCTTTAGTGTGTCTGATGCTCCTTATGAAGGTGCAGCGACAGATTGGGACCTGTATCTTTTTGATGTCCAAACATATACATCCCTTACTTTAAATCAAGCAGTAACTGCATCACAGGCACCTGAAGGATCATTCATTGAGGGTGTAAGTAGTGGTGCTTCTGGATTTACAACAAATGTTGGCACAACTATTTTCTTAAGACAAACTTCAGGCACATTTATTGATGGTGAGCAACTTCGCATCAATGGCACTACTGAAGTTTCCAGATCTGTACAAAGCACTATAGTTTATGGTGTTGAAGATATCAAATCTGTTTATCAAGATACTAGCGCATTTTCTGGATACAGTGTAGACTTTGCAGCCGATACTGTATTACAAAAAACTTCTGTCAAAGGATTTGGTGTTGCAGATACTATTACTGTTACTACAGGTGGTAACGTAACTTCTCCAGGTAAAACATTCACTGGAGTAAAGGTTGGAAGCATCTTGAGATATCAAATTCCAGGCATCTCAGATGAAACCTTCAACAGAGTAACTGCTGTTGCATCTGATGGCACTTCGATGACAGTTGCTACAGTGACTTCTGTATCTGGTGTCTGCTCAGGTGCATTGCCAGGATCTGATACCACAGCATCATTCTCAATCGGCACACCTGTTATTAAAAACAAAGGTGGACTATATTCCAAGATTGCTTCAGATAATGTTGCATCTGTAGACCTTGCAGATTCTAACTTGATTCTCACCAGACAAGTTACTGGAGAAACTACAGATTCGGTTGGACAACTTGTTATTCCTATTTCTTCAGTAGGTATCACAAGTGCATTGTTTGATACCTTTGATGCTGAGAAGTATTCAGTAATATATTCTAACGGTACTATTGAAGACCTTACTTCAGACCAGTTCACTCTTGATGGCGGAGGAACTCAGATTACTCTGTCAGGTCTTACAGCAAGTCAAAGCAATGTTGTTGTTAATACCACAGTTAAGAAGATTGGCGTTAAGAGTAAAACAAAAGACTTTGCTAGAAGTAACAAACTAACAATTTCAAATACTTCATCTGGTATTTCTACTAGCACTTCTAACTTAACTGTTAGTTCTTATTATGGAACTAGAGTTGAAGATAAAGTCATTTCTCTTAATGTGCCAGATGTTGTCAATATTGTCGCTATCTATGAATCATTAAATTCATCATCACCAACTCTGGATTCTCTTGAGTTTCCAAGTGGACTTGCTTTAGATACAAACTCCATTCTTGGTGAAAAGATTAAAGGAAAAACTAGTGGTGCTATTGCACAGATTGTTACTAGATCTTCGGCAACAGTTGTTGAGTTTGTTTATCTAAACTCAAAGACTTTTAATGTTGGAGAAGTAGTTGATTTTGAAGAATCTGATATCTCATCGATTATTCAGACTATTACTTTAGGCAACTATCAAAATATCACTAAAAAGTATAGTCTGGACAAAGGTCATAGAGAAGACTACTTAGATTATTCTAGAATCGTCAGAAAGAATGATGGATATATTCCATCACACAAACTGCTAGTAATCTATAACAACTATACTGTCCCAGCAAGTGATAGTGGAGATGTATTCACTGCAAACTCTTACTCTGATGAAAGATTTACATCAGACATTCCCACATTACCAAGTGGTGTAAGAGCGTCCGATACTCTTGATTTTAGACCAAGAGTATCAGCATACAATGTTGGTATTAGTACATATTCTCCATTCGACTTTGATAGTAGAAGTTTCACTACAACAGTAGTAACTCCATCGGAAAGTTCACTGATTGGTTATGACTTCTATCTGCCAAGAATTGATAGAGTTGTTTTAGACAAGTTAGGAAACTTTAGTGTTATTAAAGGCGTTTCATCACTGAATCCAAAGACTCCTACAAATGTAGAAGAGGCAATGGATATTGCTACCATTGAATATCCAGCATATCTCTATAATACAGACGATGTAAAAATCAATCTCGTCGATAATAGAAGATATACGATGAGAGATATTGGTAAGATTGATGATAGAGTCTCAACTCTTGAAACTTTAACATCACTTTCACTTCTTGAACTTGATACTAAGACTTTCCAGGTCAGAGATGCTGATGGATTTGATAGATTCAAGTCTGGATTCTTTGTTGATGACTTTAGAGATGTATCAAGACTTGATAGCGACCTTAGCAGTGTAGACGTTGATAGTGCTAATGAAGAGTTGACTACACCTATCGACTTCTATTCATTCAAACCAGAAATCTCTCTGAATGAAAGCATCAATACAGAAACTGCAGATTTCTCAACTGACCTTGCACTTTTAGATCCAAATGTCCAAAAGACTGGAGATTTAATCACCCTCAAGTATAGTGAGAAAGGATGGATTGAGCAACCTTTAGCATCAAGGGTTGAGAATGTTAATCCATTTAACATGATTGAATATAGAGGTGT